GAGTCGGTGTTGATGTATTAGTCGCAGTCGGTGTAGGTGTAACAAAAGAATACACAACATTAACACAAGGACAAGCCGGTGTAATTGATGTAATTGTAAATCCACTTATATTACCCGCTCCTGTTGAATAAGTATGTATATGGTCATTAGTTGCCATAATAGTACTATATGGAACATTTACTGCCCCACCTGTAATATCATAAGTTCCAACGATTGTATAATCACATACCGCATTTGCATTACCTGTAAAATCAGGGTTATTAAATAATGAGTATTTTATATTATCATTACCTTGTATTTCACTTTGTAAATATTGTATTGTATAAGTTCCACAAGTAGGAGTAGGAGTTGGAGTTCCTGTTTGTGTAGGAGTTTGAGTCGGTGTCCCGGTTTGTGTTTGAGTCGGCGTTTGAGTCGCAGTTGCAGTTAATGTAGTAGTAGTTGTCGGCGTTTGAGTCGGAGTTCCGGTAGGTGTAGAAGTTTGAGTTTGAGTTTGAGTTTGTGTAGGAGTTTGTGTTGGAGTTCCAGTTTGAGTAGGCGTTGCACTAGCCGTAACACTTGGTGTAGGTGTATGACTAGGTGTAACACTTGGAGTCGGTGTAGGACTTGGACTTATAACAGGAATTTCACATTCTAACTCTTGTTCCGATACATATACGATATTGGCAAAATCTTCATTATTACTAATATATGGTTCAAAGAAACATACATCAGTTTGACCTTCCGCAATTAAGACGATTGCACGACCCTCCTCTAACTTATTATAAGCGAGTGCAGGGTTTGTATTACCCGAACCTAATTGCTCGTATACAGAATAGTAATATTGTCCCAAATATTCAAAATTAACTTGAGGTGGGGTTAAAGATAGATTGGTAGTTGTACCCTCAACAAATCTAAATTTATCATAACGACTATTTGTAGTGATAGTTTCACCAATAAAACTAACTCTCTCTTTTGAGGTTATGTGTTGAAATGAGAACAAATAAAATGGTGATGGTAATGTCTTATTCATAGAGACAGTAACCACCAAGTCATTTGATTGATTTTTTCTAATTATTAACATTCGTACTGATTATGTAATGAGCATCAAGTTTATCGTCCATTAAGAGAAATAGTATATTCATATTTTTACCAACTAGTATAACCCCATTTAGTTTTTAAGTAAGTTTCAACAGCTAAAATTTGTGTTGCATTTAATATTGAATTAAAAAACATAATCTCACCTAACTCAACATTCGCATTTTGAAGTGTTAATGTACCAGTAGTAGTATTTAATGCTCCAATAATTACTTGGTTAATAAATGAATCTACATTTACATTAGGACCAACTTGCTGAGCAAATACTACATCATTTGAATAAACTTTTTGTGAGTTTTGAGCGTATTCTATTTTTTGTAATACTTTTCCATTTATAAAGTCAGCGGATGTAAAAGGTATAGAATTACTTCCTGTCACCCCACTTGTATTAAATGTTGCTGTAATCCTATCCGCAGTAGTATTATAGTTAAATGTAAAATTACCATCATTTGTATTAGCAAATCCACCGTTTGTAGTATTACCTTGTAATAATCTAATATTACTTCCAAATCCTGCGGAACCAGTCGTAACTTTTGAATAAGTTGCTCCATTAGGTTTTGCCATAATAGCAAATAATGTCGCTCCACTAACATAAGGTATTGGTGTACTATCGAATCTTTGAGTTAAATAATCTTGAGATGCTAAAGCACTACCAACAAATCTAACCACTCTTGGCGAACCAGGAAATACTGTAGATGCAGACCATACAGGTGAATTGTCAGTAGTAGTAGAACCTGTTAATGCTTTTTGATAAACACCAATACTTCTCCAAGTGTTAATTAAATCAGTTCCCCCTGTTGTAATATAATCGATTGAACCTAAATTGGTTGCATCATACCATAATGCCGGAGTTGGGAATGCCGGAGTTGAACTTGGCGTAGGAGTTGGAGTTCCTGTTGGAGTTCCTGTTGGAGTTCCTGTTTGAGTTGGAGTAGGTGTTGGTGTTGCACTACTAGTTCCTGTAGGTGTTGGTGATACATCCGGAGTTGGAGTTACTTGTGGAACAACCCCACCTTGATTGTTTGGCATGTGAGGTCTCAATCTATAGTTAGATTTTGATGCGTCCCAAGCGGCAAATGCATTATCATTCAAAGGTACAATCGTTTTACCCAATGCATTATTTGGAATCTCATAGGTCTGTATCTTCCCTAATACACCCCAAGTTTTCTTTTCAGAACTATTTTGTCTCGCGAAGTTTTTCATTATAGTGTTTTGGCTAAAAAAAGGGGGAAAATCCCCCCTCTTATTTTATTCTAAAGGTTATTAACAACCTACGCAGTTAGATAGTGTTAAACCTACTAATGTAGATTGTAATGAACCAGCTAATTGTCTACAAGGGTCTTTTTCAAGTCCTTGTAATGTGATTGAATATCCATTTCTGTCTCCAAATGCCGTTCCTGTTTCACCAGTACCCGCAGATAAAAACATACCGAAGTCCTCACCTAAGTACCAAATAGAACCATCATTAGTTTCAACGAATACTTTTAAGTTTGTATTTTGAGCCAATAATCTTAATTGGTTTCTTGTGTCTTGTTGAAGCTTGAAGAATACCAAAGTTAAATCTTGTTGGTAGAATACAGTACCATTCTCCAAAGAAGGAGTGATAGTTTCGATGAAATTAGATGTGTTTTTCTCTACTTGGAATGTATAAACAGTTCCTCCTGTTGCACCAACTGTAAGGATTTCTCCAGCAGCGTTCTCAGTAGTTCCTGTTACACATCCTGCAACAACATAAGCAGCTTTTACACCCCCTACATTATCACGACATCCTTTACAGATGTTTGCTGTATTATAACATGCAGTAAAACTCATATATTTTATTATTTAATTTCTAGTTTAGTTGTCGATACTACAGAGGGGGTATAAACCCCCTGAGATAGTATCTTGGTATTATGTTAATCCGTTAGTAATCACAAACTGAGGCCAAGCAATTTGAACCCCAACTTTAAAGTTAGAACGCAATCTAACCTCATCAAAATCTACAGAGTAGAACATTTTTAATTGTTCTGAGTCAGACATTAAGTCAACTCCCATAACTAAGTATCCAGCAGGTGCTAATACCATTAAGTTAGAACCATTCAAACCTCCAACAGGGTGTACTAAGATGTTAGTAGCAGGGTGGAAAGTTTTGAAGTTTTGGTAAGAATCTTCAGGGTTGAAGTGGTAGTAGTTTGCAGTTCTGTAGTTGATTAAGTATTTTCTGTAATTAGCGTGAGACATAAACACAACTAAGTCAGTTCTGTCTACGATGTCATCAGGAATAACCTCAACTAAATTATCTACTTGAGCTAAAGCTGTAGTAGATGATAAAGCAGTTTGACCTGTTACAACAATACCACCTGTTACAGTAGTAGTTCCTGTACCTAATTGTCTAACTAATTGTTTGAATCCTGAGAAACAAGTTGTACCTGAATCTGCTTGCCATAATTGGTTCTCAATATATTGAGAGATTTGTTGAGTTTTTAAGATTGAGATTTGCTCCTCGAAAGGTACTGTCTCATTGTATGAACCCGGAGTCAATAATTGACCTAACCAGTAATCATTTAACTCTTGAGGACATAAAGCCTCATTTACTTTATATTGACATACTGTGATGTCTCTTTGAGTATAAGTAGTTTGCCCACTTGAACTCCATCCACAAGTACCATCTTGAACTACTAATGTAGAGTCAAGTAAGTTAATAGCTTGTGAACCTTTAACCCCTGGTTGAACTTTGATAATTTTCGCAGTTTCACCTTCAAGGATTGCTCGTCTCATCAATTCTCCACCTACTTCGTCTGTGTAAGTAGCTAAAGATGATAAATTAAATCCAAAATCATATTTTTTATTTGCCATAATTTTTTTTATTATTTTATGTGTTTAGTGTTTTAGACCCCTATTATTATAGTTTATGTCTAGTTTTAAGCAATTGAGAGAATGCATCGTTTCTTTGAGCATTGAATGCATCACTCACCAAATTCTTAGCTTGTTTAACAGGTTCCCCTGCAGGTTCTTTTGAGAATTTAGACATTTTAGCCTTCATATCCTCTTGTTCGGTTACAACTCCTTTGATTGCCTCTCTGATTTCTTCTGCTTCAGTTTCAGCAATAGATAAGTCAGGGTTCATTCCCATTTCTTCTTCTATTAAATCTGAAACATCAGACAATTCAACATTTTCTCTTTCAACGATTTTACCATCTTTAACGATGATTTTGAATAAAACCTCATTACCTTCAGTGTCTTTTAATGATAATTCGTGTTCTCCATCCGGTGCAGGTGTTTCCTTACCGTCAGATGATACTACAAATACATCTTCTCCAACATCAAAAGTATTAGATTTTACAATAGTACCGTCTTTAAGAGCGGCCTCTACAAAGTTTTCTTTGTTTGTGTTTTCCATATCGTATTTAATTTCTAGGACCTTTCCGTCCTCAATTTTTATTTTGGTGGTGTCTTCCAATTCATACTCACCATCCATAACAGGCAATTGCCCATTATCTGTGATTATAAATAGAGGTTCACCGATTGCTAATTCACCCTCGGCAATTAGTTCTTGTTCTGTTTCAGCCACTTTATAAGTGTTAAACTTCTGCAGACCAAGTAATTTGTTGATTTTTTTTATAGCTTGTTGATAAGTCATTATTTTACTTGTTTTAGTATCGATTTTATCTCCTCAATTAGGTCTTGGTTAATATGACTAAATTTAGCCTTCTCTAAGAAATATCCTTGAACTGAGAATCCTTTTAATTGTCCGTCTTTTACTTTGTCCCAAGTATCGTCATCTGTAACCTTCATCGTAATCATCCAAGTACCAGCGGGGTAATCCATACCGAATACTTGTTGTTTATCTCTTTCAGGGTCGTCAACAATCCAACTTTCAACCACATCGACATCTTTTAAGTATTTACGCCCGTGTTCCAAATTGGTTTTATCAAGGAGTTTTTCCTTCATAAATTTTTGTTGTAATTTTTTGATTGTATCTGATGAGAAATACACATAGTAGATTTCACCAGTAATCTCATTACGACGAATAATCATCTTGTCCGGAATCATAGCCGGTCCAACAACTAATCTCTGTTCGTTGTTAAATACTTGAAATGCTGGAACACCTTTAGTTGAAAATTCCTCATTA